TGAGAAATCAGCGATTGCAAAGCCTTTCGCCTGTGACGTTTGCGGCAAGTCTTTTGGAACTGCCCTGGCATTGTCCGGGCATAAGAGGAGCCATAAATAATGGACACTTCTGAACGTTACATAGATATGTGCCTGAAAGCGGTTAAATAATGTCTGAGGACTCAAAAAAGATTATTGACGTCATTATCCGTTGTGCTAAAATGCTCATAAAGTTACTGGAGAATTTAAAAAATGAACCAGTAAAACATTAATATCATCACCTATCCCGCCCTCTGGCCGCATAGATTGATAAGCTAACCGCGCTTTTAAAGCCCCGTTGGAACTTAACCAGCGGGGTTTTATTATGTTACGAGAATGGAATTTATCAAAACTGCCACCGAAAGACGATCCTGATGTTGGGCCGTATGCCTATTTGCTCTTCTCCGCGGCGAAGGCCGAAAAAGAACGCCTCAATAAACCTCAAGACTTCGTAAATAATTACGCCCTCTATCGCGGACAGCAGACCCAGCAGCAGACCGGCATGAAGGGCGCCAGGCAACCCAAGAAAGTCCTCACCCCAATCAATCTCTATTTTGCGAATATCGAAAGAACGGTCTCCAATATTACCGCCCGCAATCCGGTCGGCGAGGTCGTTGATCTGGACGGTACTGGCGAAGGATCTGAAAAAGTACTTTCCATGGTCCTCAAAAAGTGGTGGAAAGACACGGACCAGTTGCCCAAGATACGGCAATCCGCCCGGTCTATGGAAATATACGGGCATACCGGAGAAAAGCCGTCCTGGGATAAATCTAAGGACAATCCGGATATTGACGTAACCGATCCGTTTCAGGTGTTCCCAGCTCCCGGATACTGGGAAAACATCAGTGAAGATGCTCCGTATATCGCGTTTGCCTATGTTAAATTCGTCTCTGATATCGAATCATTCTTTGGCGTCAGCAATGTTCAGGAAGATGAAGCCTATGAACTCATGGGAACAGAACGAGAGAAATTCAAGGGAGAGGGCTACGGCGCCCAAAATACATCAATCGGCAATTACAGCGACCCCATGACGATTGCCGCGGGAAAGACGCAGGATCAATCCCTTAAGCGCTGTCTGGTTATCGAGGTATGGGTAAGAGATAACAGTTTTACAACGAAAAAAGAACGGCGGCCATTCGTTGATCCGGGCACTGAAGAAGTGGTTTTGGACGAAGAGACCGGCTATCCGGTACTCGAAGAAATGACAACGAAGATTCCTGTTTATCGGGATGGAATCCGCAAAATCACAATCACAAAGAGCAAAGACCCTCAGGCGAAAGATGGGATTATTGTATTGGATGACAGCGAAAACCCAAATATCAATCCCGAACTGCCTACGGAACTGGCGATTAATACCTACCCGTGGGGACGCCTGCCGTATTACTACGCCAATTCATACAGAGATGGAATATCAGTATGGGGATTCTCCGCCGCCGAACAGGTGGGCGACCTGCTTAATAAGATCAATCTTATCTTCTCCAAATTGATTGCATGGGTGATCAACGTCATGACGCCGCCGCTCATTGTGCAGAAGAACTGCGGCATAACAAAGGAAATGATTGAAAACACAATCAAGAATGCCGGAAGACTTATTTTGATGCCGACAATCCCCAATGCCCGCATTGAATTTATGCAGGTGCCTAATCTGCCGCAAACCTTCTTTGCCGTTCTGGAGTTGATCGTCAGGTTTTTCGACCGTGTTTACCAGATTGAAGACGCTGACCGGGGCGTGGCGCCCAACGGCGTGATTGCAGCGCAGGCGATTGTCGCACTCCAAGAAAGAAACGCAGTCTTGATGCAATCGAAAACATCATCCATCGATTATCTGGCTGAGCAGCGCAGCCGCTGGGCTATTGGATTGTATCAAAACTTTGGGACAAAGCCCGATTCGGTCAATGTTGATGACGAGACGTATGAGTTCTTTGGCGTGAACTTCGCCGGCCGTAAATACAACTATGTGGTTGAAAGCGGCTCTACAACGCCAAGAACGTCATTACAGAATCAGGAATTGGCGTTCAAGTTATATGAGCAGAAAGCTATCGGCCAGAAAGGTTTACTGGAAGTGCTGAACTGGCCGAACTGGAGGGAAGAGGTCGAGAGGACGGCAGAATCGCAAGTGGATCAGGCCTTGCAAATCCTTGTTGATTCAGGACTGCCGGAAGAACAGGCGATGGCGATAAGGCAATTCGTCATGTCATCGTCAGAACAACTTAAAAACAATGGGAGGTAATATGCTGGTATTGGTCAACACAAGTTTCGGCTACATCATTGGAGAGAGGATCAACAAAGACAATAAAGACGTTTTAACCATCAAAGAGCCGCGCAATCTGGTTGTTGCCAACGATAAAGAGACGGGACAGTTTCATTTTGCCGTTGGAGAAATCCCATGGAAACCCGCCGTTATGAACCTCCCGGTAAATCATGTGTGTTTCGATGTAACTGAGGAAGTAGTGAAAAAACTGTATCGTCAGGCTGTTTCCGGTCTGGTACTTGCCGGATCCGGCGACATCCAGAAGCCGCATTGAGGTGAGCTATGCCAATCTACCAATATGAGTGCAAACTGTGTAAGACGATTACCGAGAAGGTCCACCGGATGGACAGTGTCCCGAAGAAGGTGCGATGCTCAAAACCCGGGTGCGGAAGAATGGCCAGGCGGATTATTGCCCAAAGCGGCGCCATCCGTTGTGATTCAATCAACGACGTGAAATGGTTGCCGTCCGCTCTCATGACATTGCCCGACAGGGCGGCAAGGCATATCACATCAAGGACAGAGCACCAACGCTATCTGAAAGAAAACAATCTTATCCAAAAGGCCTGATATGACCGAGCAAGATAAAATAGACGCGATCAAGTCCGCCATCGAAAAACAAATAAAAAACTTGATTTCAGGGAAAAAAACTGATAAAATTGAATTAATGGTAGAACTTAATGTGACACAGGGATTTATCGCATCATCGTTTTTGAGGAATAATAGCAAGGAAACAATTTTCAAACAGGGGAATATTTAAATACGTGTTCATGAGGTAATCGATCTTTTAATACATAACGGGGACTGAAAAGACTCTAAGAGTTACTAACAAGCCCGGTTTCGTGGATAACACAGCAATGTGCCGCGGAGCCGGGTTTTTTTATTTTTTCTGATTCGGACAACCAGTCTAAACGTGCCCGACAGGGATAACACGAAATCCAACACTGGCCGAGGAAGGAGCGGGAAAATGAAGAAAATTAGCGTGTTATTGAAAATGTTGTTGAAGCCTTTTATGAACCAGCGTGGCGTCGTGGGTGAACAGGGCGATCCGCCCGATCCCAATGCGATTGAACTGGATGAAAACGGTTTTATTCCCGGCACCAATTATAAGTCCGTAGCCGAACTGATTAAAGGCCATACGGAATTAAAAGGCGCCTTTGATAAGCAGGGGAATGAACTGGGCCAGGTCAGAAGCCAGGCACAAACGCTGGCGGAATCACTGAAAGAGGCTATCACAAAGGGCGATGCGACCAAAGGTACGGTTGATCCAGCCGATAAAGCGTCTGAGTACGAGGCCAAGATTGCGGACATTGAAACTCAACTCTCAAAACTTGATCCCATGGATGAAAAAGTCATGGAAAAACAGGCCAAGTTATATCGGGAGATGAATAAATACACCGCACTGGCCCAGCACGAAAAAACACTCGGCGCAGCCAAGGTATTCCTAAAAGAAGAACTGGCCAGCCGTGATTCAGCCACCGCCCAGCAGAAATTCCTTGATGATAACAAGGATTTCAACACGCCGGAAATGCAGACGAGAATTAAAAATTTTCGTGCGCAGGACAGAACCGGTATGCACGACAACATGAGCGCTTATTTTGCCATCAAAGCGGCCGATGCTGCACAAATAGCGGCCGACGCAACCACTGAACGCGACCAGATTAAGGAAATCCTCAAGTTGCAACACGGCAAGGATTCCACCGGGAAGGTAATCCCGAAAGGGCAGTCTCCCGGAACTGTAACCAACCCTCAACGTGTAACAGGTGAAGAGGCTGACGCCGGCGCGAAAGCGGCTTTGGCGGCAGTTCGTGGCGGGTAAGTCTTTTGCCTTTCTCAAATAGAAAGGAGATTGAGCTATGGCTCTCTTAGATGAACTGAATGCGGTAAGCACCTACTATTGGATGAAAACTCCGATGGGTGACTCTGTTGATATCGTTAGCAAGGCTTCGGCTTTGCTGTATAAATTAATGGGCAATGCCATTGCCCGTAACAACTGGGAAGTAAAAAATCATGAGACCGTTGACGGCGGCCTTATGATCAAGGTTCCCCTGGAATACGCATCCTCGAATCACGGTGCGTATGGTCCTCAGACCGTCATTAACCAGTCGAAAAAGAAAATCTACGACGCGGCCCGTTTCGGATGGGGTGGCGCCTACGGTTCCAATTCGCTGGATCTGGACGATCTGACCAAGTGCACCGGTGACGAGGCGATGATTGATCTGGCCAAAGGAAAAATCGAAAGCATCAAAAAGGCCATCCGGATTGATCTTTCGTCTCAGATTATGGCTCGCCAGACGGACGGAATCAGTATCGACGGTCTCGGAAATCTTTTTGACACCACGACCTCGACGGAATACGGTTCCATTGCCGAAGACAATATGGCGGCATGGAAAGCAAACGTCATTACCACGGCGGAAACCATTGGATTTAGTGTGCTGCAGAGTATCTGGCGCACACCGGCCATGGGTGATATCGATGAATATCTTCCCAATTTCTGTGTCACGACCGCCGTATTGCGCGACGGTTACGAGTTGTCCCTGCATCCCCAGCAAAGATACGCCAACGAGGAAATCGTTAAGGCTGGCTGGAACAACATCGTCCACAAGGGAGCTCCG